TCCTCTACGTCTCGTGGGCTCGGAGATGTGTATAAGAGACAGGTATTACCTTCTATTCAAGAGAGCTGCCACTGCGTCATCCATTGAGCCTGTTTTCTTGAGACGGTCCCGGGATTTTCGGTAGGTCTCTTGGTTTTGAGCTTTTTTGGACACCGTAGCGGAGCCAGACAAAGTTTTGGTTGGTGACGCCTTTACGGCCTTCTTGGCCTTGGAGGAACTCACCTGACGAGCCTGATCAAACTGCATAGCCTTCCACATGGCGGTGATAGACCTGTGATCCGATATGTTCCTGAACTCATCTGCCGTTACGCCGAGGCTGTCCTTAGCGTACTCGCCAATCTTGTAGTACAGGTCGTTGGACCAGTTAGGTATGCTAGATTTCAGAATACTCAGGCTTTCAGAAGCTCTCTGCTTAATCATGGCCTGCGTTTGCTCTTCAATCCTTTGCCTATGACTGTCTGCCTGTTGGCGGATAAAGTCGTAGGTCTGCCGCGTCTGTTCGTACAAGGCTTTCGCTTGTTTGTACTGATCAGGGTTTTCTACTGCAGCTTGTTCCCAGTTGACGTTTTCAAAACGACCTAAGTCCGCACCGGCAGCAGTGAGAAGAGCTTGGAGTGACGAAGTGTAAACTTTCTCGTTTTCTTCAAAAGTTTTACGTTGTTCGGCAATCGCCTGCGTCTTCTTTGTGTAGTCTGCTTGTCTCAGATAGCCCAGCTTCAGCTCTTCAAGTCCGACCTTTTGGCCGTCCACTTCAAACGTTTGCTCGGTTTCCTCGGTTTCTTCGGTTTCTTCTTCTTCAGTCTCGGCTTGGTCTTCTTCGACTTCCTCGACCTCTTCGTCTTCTACCGCTTCATCCAATTCGCCATCTTCGACCTCTTCGACTACATCGTCGACCTCATCGGTCTCTTGATCAGAAAGCTCTTGCTGCGTTTCCAGTTGTTCCTCTTCAGGAGCCAGAGCGGCTGTAAGTCTTTCGATCGGGTCCAGTGGTCCGGTGTCCGCTTGGGGTTGCACTTCGTCCATGGTTATCTCCTATTTAATCTATTGTAGGTTGGTTAATCAACCGGGTGTTGTTTATCATAGCTGCAAACTGTTGAACGAACAGCTGGCCGCACTGGAACATCAAATACAAACGCTCCCGCCCTTCTTTGTCATCAGGCGGAGAGGTCAGGATCTGGTCCATGATGCTTTGGTTCATGCTTTGAAAAGCTTTATTAAAAACTTCATTTTCCAATAAGGCGGCCGCTTGATCAGCTTCAGCCTGCAGCTCCCCGAGAGTTCTTTCATCACTCATCTAGAAACCTCCACTCTTCAACCTCTTTAGGTTTTTTAGCCTTTTTAGGGAGAGGTTCGGGTTTCGGTGAGGGGTCTTTTGCATCTAGGTAAGCTCTAAGAGCTTCCTTTCTGTCTTTGGACTTCAGCTGTTCCCGTTTCTCTCGCTTTGCTTTTATGAAAGCTTCGAAACGATCGTCTTTCAAACTAGCCTCCTATACTGACGTTACGGTTCTGTTTTTTCTCAAGATTGAGCTCTTCGTCTCGGATCTTCATGTCATGCTTATGCTTTTGAGCCTCCATGACCATTTCGCTTTCCTTGATTTCTTCTTCGAACTTCTGCTTCTCAGTTTCCATCATCAAACGGTTCTGCTCTTTAAGAACATCGAGCTCAAGCTGCCCTTCGAGCACAGCGATCTGACGAGCCTGCATACCAGCTTGGAACTTAGCGATGTCCTGTTGCTGCTGTTGCTGCATCTCGGCCATCTGCTGTTGCTGCTGCGTCATCTGCTGGTACTCAGGAGATCCGGGGTTCATGATCAAAGCCCCCGACCCCTTGATGCCCATCTGCTCGAACACACGGCTGAGCAGCGCATGACGCTGGGCAGGTCCGTACATCCCTCCCACAGACGGGTCCGCAGGGTTCATAGAGAACTGCTGATCGAGAGACAGAAGGAATTGCGCCTCCCTCATCTGCTCATCTGGTGTTAGTGCTACAGCCACTGTCATCTCAGTGCGGTCGCCCAGAAGCGCCGGGTTAACAGGCACAAACTGGTCGTCGAGCTGCAGCATTTTCTCCTGCCGCTCGTACTGGACTGCAAGCCTGTAGAGGTCGTGCATGAGAGGTTTAAGGAAGTTCTCGGCGAAGTTCCGAGCCATGACCATGATGCGCCTGTTGCTGGCGTTCATAAACTGAGTGATCAGGTCACTCGAGTTTTGCTTGCTCACGACTGTGCTGTCGAGGCCGCGGCTCATGCGAGACGCCCCTGATCGAGCTTCCTTCTCCTGCTCCATGTTCTCGATCGCGCTGTAAACATTCCCGTTCAGCTGCGGGGTGGGTAGTGGCCTCACAACGCTTTCAGGGTTGGGGCTGTTAACGTCAATGACCGCGCCAACGCGGTTGTCGAGAAGATCCCGAGGGTTTTTAACCAAGGCAAGGTTGGCTACCCAGCGGCTAGTGGTGGTCAAGAACATGTGGTCGACCACGCCTCGCTTGAGGCTCGACATAGTTTTCTGCAGATCGACGATCACGTCTGCAAGGCTCATACCGTAGAAGCGGTGAGGTAGAGGGAATGGACAGAAAGCTCGGAACGGCATTTCGCTCACGATCTCCATGTCGAGGATGTGTCGGCGAGCGTGGATCACCTTGTAATACACGCAGGCGTTCAGCTCCTCGTCGTGCTTTTTGAGATAGCTCTCGTAGACAGTAACGTACTGCCGATCGTTGTCGTCGTCCTGCAACGTGGCGTCCCGACGGTAACTGTCCACGCTGTCGCGGCCAAGGGAGCCGTCTTCCTGCAGGTGGTCTTCCTCGTCGAGCATCTCGATGATCTGAGGGTCGTATCCTTCCTCCATCAGCTCGCCGCGAGTTCGGGTGGTGCGGACAGCCACGAAGTCGCTGCTCTCGATGTCTTTAGCACGAGGTGAAATCAAAAAGTCTTCAGGCTCAACGCACTCAACGCAAACTTTGCTCTTGTCGATGCGGCGCATGATCCTCGCGCTGTACATCGGAGGCATGCCGTCGACCTGCATCTCCTGCATCTCTCGGATCTCGACAGAAGGATCCGAAGTCATCATGGCGAAGGTGGCCTCGTCCACGTTCTCGATAATCTCTTCGTCGTAAGCGTAGTCCTCTTTCCAGTAGCGCTTGACGATCCCGGTCTTGGCCACCAGTCCGTCGTGGATCACGTCGGTAAGGATCTTGTAGCCGTTGTTCTGCCGGTAGAAGATATAGTTGGTCAGCTCAGTCGCCATCCGCGCTGGCATGTAGTCCATAGGGCTTTGCGGGTCGAACCTGCACACACGCTTGTCGGCGCTGAAAGTCTCCAGAAGCATCGCCTTCACAGCCTCAACCGCGTCGAACACGTCCATGCTGACGTGCTGCGATCGGCCTTTGAGCTCATTGCCCATAGGCTCGCCGTAGTAGTAGCGGTGCGCTCGATCGCGCTGCTCGCCCACTTCGCTGTTGGCGTATGTATCCGACGCCTCGATGTTCCGCTCGAGTGTCGAAAGAAGCTGCTTCTCGTCAGTAATCATATTCATGGCTCGTGTACCCTGCCCTGTTGTCCAGTTCGCGCTCCGACTGGTTCTGCCCGAACCTCGTTACACTAATTACAGCGTAACGTGTAGCGTCCATTAGATCGTCAAAGTCTTTATGGATCTTTCCCTTCTTGCGGTGGTAGCGTCGGAACTCTTCAAACCAGCTACCTAAAGTCCCAAATATCTTTAACCGCCCCGTCCGCATGCGCTCGAGCATCTCCATCAGTCCAGGCTCCACATAGTTAGTGCCGTCTGGGTTGGTGAACCTCCCGATCATCAGGACGCCGCACTCCATATACATCTCCGCCAGTGTGCGCCCTGAGCCCTTCTCGGTGTTGTCGCCGTCGTGCGGGTAGATCATAGGGATGTCCTTGCCCCTAGCGCGTATAGCCGCGGAGTGTACAGCCGGTATCTCACCCTCTTTCTTATAAGCGTCGTAGACGTATATGGTGTCGTTATCCGGGTTGTAGGCCGTCCACACCACGCAGGTGGGGTGCGTGATGCCGAAGTCGATGCCTGCCAGTTTCTTGTAGTGCGGTGGGATCTCGAACGGGTCGCAGCGAATAGCCTCCTCCGCGATCGGGAAGACCATGCCCTCGCCCAGCATAGGCACACCCTTCGATCGCATGTCCCGCTGATACTCAGGGATAGCCGCCAGCAGCTGCTCCTTGGTCTCGCTGTCGAGGTGAGGGGCGTCCTCCCACGTCACCGTGGCCAAGTGCTGCCCCGCCACGCGGTTGTCCATAAACTGAGACACTAGCTCGGTCACGCCGTTCTCAGGCGTAAACGTCAGAACCGTATAGCCTCCCTTACCGTCGTTGCCTGTGGCGGTACGGGTAAGGCACTGAGGGTAGATAGTGACATCCTTGGGCTCCTCGTCGATCCAGACAAAATCCACGCTCGAACCCATGAGGACGTGCTGCCCCTGCGTATAACTCTTGAACGAAACGATCGAGTTTCGCCCTGTGGTGTGGCGGATGTGAACGTCCCTCGGCAGTCTAGGTGTCCCCATTGCTGGGGTTACCTGCTTCACAGCCTGGACGGGTACAAGCCCAGATCCGTCGAACTTGCCGTCACCGGCATACACGCCGAGCAGCTCCTTAACGACAACGTCCCTAAGCTGTTCGCCCGAAACACCTAAACACCACAAGGTCACTGGCCGCGTAAACCTGATACCTTCCCACCAGTCAGGATATGAGCCTGTGAGGTGGTAGGCTACTTCCACAGCCATGGAGGCAGTTTTACCTACGCGGTTTGCGGCCATGAGCATGCGCTGCTTGTTGCCGGGTCCAGAGTGGTAGAACTCTTTTTGCCACGGGTAAGGCTCGAAGTATTTAAGTCTGTTGCGTTGCTTGTGCTGCTGGATGACCATGACGGCCTGCGCCAGCTTCTTGGGGTCTACTTTTTTACTGCCCCCCGTTTGCGCCCCCTCTGCTTTTTCCGGGGACTTAGTTTTGCGAACCCGTTTTTTGCGAACCGATCCCTTGGCTGCAGTCGCTGTCATGAAAAGCCCCTATAGTCGTGTGTCGATATATGCCCCCGTACCCGCCCCGGAGGGGAGTCCCAGTTTTGCGAAGTCGATCTGAAGTGAACCCTCACAGCCTCACAGGCTCCTAACCCATTGATCTGCAAGCCGATCGTGCCGATGCGGCATCGGATCTTTAAAGCTTGGAAGGGTCAATGCCTGCATCCTTGAGGGTCTGCAGGGCGGTGTCGAGGTCAACGTCCACAGACACATCGGCCGTGACATCGGCGGTGATGTCCTGCCGATCGCGCCAGCCTGCGCGGTTCTTCAAGTAGAAGATCATCGCGCTGACGTTCGGCTTCTCTCCAACAGTTGCGGCGGTGAAGAGGGCGTTGGTCACGGCCTCGACCCCCCGGTGCTTCCCGCGCTTTAGAGCGGCCACAAATGCGTCATCATCGCGCTTACGGCGATCGATGGTGCTGCGGCTGATGCCAAGGCTGTCAGCGATCTGCTGCTCGCTAAGTCCTTGAGCTGCCAGCTGTTCGACCTTGTCCAGATCGATATCTTTCTTCTTTGCCATGTATCCTCACAACCTCACAGCCTCACAACCTAAAGGGGCTGATATGACGCAGGACCATACAGCAACAATATCAGGTTGAATAGACACATAATAAGTGTCAGCGCATTTATCCAGAGGGGGGAGGGCTTAGGCACAAGTAAATTCACCCGTAAGTCTTTGATATTGTTGGTGATGTGGATAAGTGTCACGGGTTGTCACAGGTAACTTTATTTTACTTGTGCCTAAACTTTCTCAAGGATCTCAAAGCTTTACAGGCGAAAAACCAGGTAGGCACAGGTAACACAGGTAAATTCACTCAAATCAGTTGGAACGTATAAACGTCTATCCACACCCTCACTTTTCACTATCCTTAATGTTTTTGTTTTTTACCTGTGTTACTTGTTCCTAAAGAATAAAAAGATAAAAAAAGATAACAGCTTCAATAACTTACCCTGTTGATAAGTGTCACAGGTAACTCAAAAGTTACTTGTGCCTTACCTGTGCCAAAGAGGGGTTACCTGTGCCACCTACCACTTGGTCTTGTTTGCCCACCAAGCTGCGCTCATTTTGCCCTTAGCGATGTTCTTGGCGTGACGGGCTTTGAAGCTGGATCTTTTCTTCTTCACAGCCTCACTTTCACCTGCCTTCGGCTTACCGGCCGTCTTGGCCCCCTGCTGTCCGAACCTGATCGTCTTGACCTTGTCGCCCTCCTTGGCGACCACGACGTGGCTCTTGGTGGGGTGACTGGGTGTTCGCTTGGGCTTGTTGTAGCCGCTCACTCCGGCTCTAGTCAGTCTGCTGTCTTTCTTCTTCGTCACTGGTCTCACCTCCTCACAGCCTCACAGGCCGCGGTCTTCGATGTCTTTCAAGGCGTGCTTAACGCCGTCTGCGATAGCCTTGCATGCGGCTATGAACTTGTGAGCTGTGAGCCCCACAGCGAAAGCTGCGATGACAGCTGCGATGCACCAGAACATAATCAGTATTCCTTTCTTGTTATGCGCCTCAGCCACCAGGCTGCGGCTCTCTCGATTGTCACCGCGGCGTAGAACATCGCGGCAAACATAAACGCCCACATCCCTCCGGTGAGCAGTACAAACAAGGCTGTCATGATCAGGGCGAACCTCACAGCCTCACACCCGCACAAATAAAAAGCCTCGCCGGGAGGAGGAAAGGTGTTTCCCGGCGAGGCTTACAGGTTACGCATGTTAACCCAAGAGGAGAAGGAGACTGGCCATGCGCTGCCAGTGCTCCGATCATATCACATCTTCAGCCCAGATCTCGTTGCAGTCGAGCGTTTCCCCCAGCTGCTTGTAGTCTGGCCATGTGCCGTCGCACACCTTCTCGGCGTAAGCTCGCTGCTCTAGCAGCTCGTGCTCGTAGTCCGACTGGCCTGCCCAGCCTGCTACAGCCAGCAGAGCTAGACCGCCAGCTGCGTATAATGTTTTGCTCACTTCACTTCTCCTTCTTTCAAGATCTGAGCCTTGTAGGCTCTCATAACTGCAACGGCTCCCTTGCCGATACCTGCGGTATAGTTGTCGTTGCAGAAACCGTAGGTGTAGTCCTCCTCCCAACGCTCGGCCTCGGCGATGAAAGCATCGAGATCCTCATCGTCGATCGTGCTGATCCAGTAGTAGCGCTCGGTCTGTTTGACGATCGCAGGCGGCACGACACCTGGCAGGTCGGCCTCCACGTCGCTGTAGTAGTGGTAGAAGTGCTTGGGGATCTTCAGGGTGTTCGTCAGTTCAGCCACTGGATGTCTCCCATGGGGTCAGTAATCTCGAGCTCGTTCACCAGCAGTTGAGCCAGGCCCACCCAGTCGTCGACCGCCATGCCGCTGGTGTAGGGCTCCATGATCGATGTCTCTTCGTACACGCCGCTGTCGTCCAGATCGTCGTAGATGAAGTAGTGGTAGCCCTCACCCCTCACAAGCTCCATGCGCGGAGATACGGTTCTGTGTATGATGGTGTTAATCTGCTTAAGCGTCGCCATAACTGTTACTCCCGTCCTGCCTGTTGTGCCATCGATCGGCCGATCAAGCAAGATATCTCCTTGCTGTGCGGGGGCCGAAGCCCCTTTATTGTTAAACGTCTGCTTCTGCGTCGATGTATTCCTTCATTTCTTTTTGCGTGTGAAAATAACCTCTATAATTGTGAAAGTGTATGTGTTCGTCATATAAGGCGTAGACTGGGCGATTTGATTGCTCACCCCAAAATAGGTCAGACAACCTAATACATTCAGCGGCGTATTTTTTGCCATTGCTGACGATACTGATGTGTTTCCCAATTTGCATTTTGTTTTCCTTTCCTTTCCTCTTGTTAGTGGGGGCCGAAGCCCCCCTTGGTGTTAAGCCGGGATCAATCGGCCAGCATCGCTGTAGTCGCCAAGGATTTTGACGGTGAAGGCTTTGCCGTTGACGGTCACGCTGTCGCCTGTGCGAAGAACCTGCTCGCCGCGAAAGATGCGGTCGGTGTGAGCGCGGTCGGAGTCAGTGTAGCTGCTCTGGATCATGCTGGCCGACTTCAAGATGAACCACTCGTCGTTCTGGTCATCGTGAAAGACGTAACCTTCGCCGCGAGTCGGCTGCTTCTTGTAGTCAAGATACTCGAAAGCAAAGTGAGCATCGCGGTCGAAGGTGTTGGCGGGGATGGTCAGTTCAATGGCCATGTCGTTGTCTCCTTTGTTGATGACCTCTTCTCCCACACCCTAGTAATGTAGTCAACCTCTAGTTGTCATTATTCTGCCCCTGTGGATAAAAAAAAGGGGCGGCTTTCGCCACCCCCTTCACAGCCTCACAGCCTCACAGCTCAGCAGACAAACAGCATGTTTACCACGGCCGCGGCGCTGACCGCGAAG